TACCTGAACCGCCGACCCAGTAGCGGTCTGCCATTTAGGCCTCCTGTACAGGAGGCTCTTCTATCGGCGGGCTGGTCACAAAAGCAACCCAATTGTCCACCCGCTGTTGCTTCATGGCGTCGATCTCTGCATCAGACAGCCCATGGTCATCCGGCAGATGCAACGCATCCCGGAACAGCCCATGCGGCGTGTCAAATTCAAATTCAATCGTAACCACTGGTTACCCCAGATTAGCCAGCAAGGCTGAATGTATAGGTGACTTGCAACGTGTCACCAGAAGCAACCGATCGGTCGCCGGGGGAAGAGAAGTCCGCCGCAGAGAACAAGGTACCCGTCGTGCCCGATTTGGTGTTGTTACTAATAAGGAAAGCCCCGCCCACAGTGTTAGTTGCGTTAATGTTGAACGTCGACGGGGATGCGCTGTTGGTTACGACAGACGGGTTGGCGTTGGTAGCGGCAACAAAGGTTGCTGCGGGGCGCGTGGCGTTGCTGTAAGGCACCACTTCAGTCCACCCAATGTGCGACGAGGCCGTGTCCGTGGCAGCGGGGGTATTAGATGCTCCCGCTCCATACAAGCCAATATACCAAGTAGTAATCTGTGCAGTCGAGGTCAGCGCAACCCCCGCCATGTACTGAAGGCCGACGTTAACAACCAGGTTCGACTCTTCGGCAGACCACTTCAGGTTGCCGTCTTTGTCAAAACACTGCATCACAAAACGGCCAGTAGCACTAGCCGCTTCAGAATGTCGTGTGCCCGCAATCAGACCAGAAGAAACAGAGTCCTTGGCGTGGAGTTTTTCAATTGACATAGTGTTTCCTTAAACTGAGGAACGAATGAGGGCTGCCGAGGCTGTGTTAGCGGGCATCGTGATTGTAAACGTACTCGTGGTCGTTTTGTCTGACCCAAAGTCCACAACAGCAATCGACTTGTTGCCCTTGCTGCTGTTATAGATGAGCGCACACCGGGCAGTAAAGGCGCCGGGGTTCCAGACCACATTGTCAAACCCAACATAGGCGGTAAACCCGGAACTATTGATCGTAATTCCGGTCATAGTCTTACCGCCTGCGGTGTACCCCGTTGCCACGATTTCACTAGACGTGGTGTACGCCGTGGTGGACTCGTTCAGATCGGCATTAGCGGTGTACAGAGCGATCTTAATCACATCCGTGGTCAAGTCATGGATGCCCTGGTATAGCTCCGCTTTGAAGCTAGTAGTTTGCGTTTGAACGATACTCATGCGACCGGGTTCCTCACCTGGCCGTCACGATAAGCATCCATACGCTGCTTGCCGTCACCCAGGTTTTTGAGCAGTGTGAGCGACTGCAGGAATTGTTCTTTGTACATGGCCACCAGGTCTTGTTCGCCCTTCATGTAGCGAATGGCTTCCATCATGGTGCCGTTGAATAGCGCAGAGTCAAAGTTGTCGCCCAGCCAGGTCTGGCCAGCAGTCACAATGGACTCCGGGTAGTAGTAATAATGCAGTTCGGCGTTGTACGCCAGGTCAGGTGTCGGGCCAACAATGAATGATAGCTCGTTCACATCGGCTGACTGCGGGCCAAAGATAGCGTAATACTTGGGCTCCCCGCGCGACGACGGGTTTGGATACGCATCCCGCATGAAGTTCACGTCTTTGTTGAGGAGGTACAAATAGTCCCCCTGAAAGGTGACGGTCCCGCTTACAGCCCCGCTATTTGCTGCGGAAAGTGTAATGGTTGTACCAACAACTGCGCGCACCGTTGTGCCCGTGGTGATGCCAGTTCCAGACACGTACATACCGGCGGAAATACCTGTAGCCGAGGACACCACAATTGTGAACGCACCAGCCGTACCCGTGGCTGTCGGGGTGACATAGGAATAGACCGCCAAGCTGTAGACCGACAGGAAGTCGCCCGGGCAGCTCAGATACTTATTCCCAGCAGACAACGAACCCGTCACGTTTTTGCGCAGGTTTGCAATCTGAACAGTGTTGTAAATGGTCTGTTCAGCAATCTTAATCATCGTGTTCATATCCGCTGTGGGAAACGTGTTCTCACAGTAGTCTTGAACAGCAGTGACAAGTTCGTTGTACGTCATATTAACCTCAAGCCATCGGGCCCCGAGCCATCACACCTTTGGTAGCGCAGCCAGTACCCCGGATCTTAATGCCGCTGGTTTTAGCTCCATGCTCGCCACGCGACTTGTCGATGTTGCCAACAGACATGTCCACGGTATCAGAGTTGTTACGCACAGGGCCTCTGCCCGGCTGCGACTCAACCGTTACCGACTTACCGCTCATGGTATGCGGCTTGGCATAGGTGCTGGCTTGGCCAACTTCCTTGCCCATCACCTTTTTGCTGAACTTGGCCATATTAGCCTCCGCGTTTCTGATTCATTGCACGGGCCATGTTGCGACCAACGGCCTTCATGGAAGCGCTAGTCACACCGCCCTTAGCAAACTTGGTAGGGGTCTTGCCGGGGTGCATGCGCTTCTCATGCTTATGTACGGCAGCGCCGATCATTTTCTTGTCCTGGGCTAAGTCTTTTTTGTCCATCTCTGGCTCCTTCAAGATATCGTTACTGTACCAACATAAGTCGTTGCCACCAAATAATTTGGCGTCAACTCCGAATCAAAATAGCTCGCCCCGCCCACCGGGTTCCAGCCCCATTGAATATCCCGGGAGCCTCCCGTCGGATACCCGTTAACGTCCACACCGGCAGTGTAGTACGTTGTGTCCGGTCTAGGCTGCCGAACAGCCTGCGGATCATCAACCGGATACATGCCCAATTGCAGCTGCGGATGGTCAGGATCCCAGCACTCAGGACATACCTTGAGTTGATACAGCTTAGTCTTGATGACCTCAAACTTCAGCTGTTTTAGCTTAAAGCGAAACCCACACCGGTCGCATTGCGCGATGGAGCTTTTGCCAGAAGCGTACCGCTGCCCCATTACGGAGTGCTCCCGCCAATAAACGCTTGACGCGGCACAAACCGCAAGGGCGCCTTCTCGTGATCTTCACCAGCAGCCAAATTGAACTGTTCGTCATAGGCTGCCTTGAGCATTTCTACCCGAGGCATCAGCTCGGGCACCTTCATGGCGATGTAATACGCCAGCCCTGCCGCAACGGCGGGCAGGAAACGAAAGTTCATGTCGCCCGTCTCAACACCGGCCCCAGCATCCTGGATTCGGCGCATACGCCAGTAGACAAACTGGTACGTCGTGGTGTCGTCCGGGGTAGGCCACACCGTGACGGCGGGCAACTGCGCAACAAACACGGGCGTCAGATTGGTATGGATAGCGGCAACCGTATTTGCCTGCCCACGAAAGCAGTTACCCAGCGTATTGCCGTCAACATACCCGTAATAAATGATTTCCGAGTCCAGTTTGATGTACCCAGCAGCTGCCAGGCCCACAGTGGAGCTCAGAGTAATGGTGGTGTCCGTCGTTCCAATGGCGCCAGCAAGGATCAAGTCAGTGGGGTTTGTCTCCCCTGACAGGCGCTGAATCCATACCTGAATAGGCCGGGCCTGCGTCAGTTTGTTCGGGATCGTCGCATACGTAGAAACACTAATACGCGAGATTGTCAGGTCAGCCTGCAGCGATGCAGAGTTCCCGCCCGTGCGGATCACATGATCCAGCAGGTCAATTGTGTCGTTAGGCAACGGATATGTGTTCAACCCGGGAGTCAGCGTAATGCTTCCTTCCTCAATCGTCCACATGTTCAGGCCCCGGTTAGCCCACTCGATCGTCATCAGGTTCATGGACCGGCGGGCAGTCCGCAGGTCGTAGCCGGTGCGCATTTCACGACCGGCACGCTCCCACGCTTCCTCGGCCAGCTCTGTGAACTCAAGGTTGAATAGGGTAGTACCGGTCGTGTAGCTCATATTAGTCTTGCGCCGCGCGGATGTTGTCGATCATGTTGGGGTAAGGCCGTCCAGCAGATTTCGCCCGAGCCTTGGCTTTCGCCTTCTTAGCAGCGCTCAGCTTCTTAGGGATGCCTAGGCTGTCAGGACGCGGCTTGCTCCAGACCTCTCCACCTTCAGCGTACTGAGTGAAGTCGGTGTCGTCCCGGCGTGCTTTTTTCACGCCGGTGGGCATTTTGGAGGGGGCAATAGCCCCCATGCCGCGACTGGCCATCATACGATCTTCGCCTTGCGGGCGCCCCGTGCAATACCCCAGCCACGGACGTTTCCGCCCTTCTTGTAGCCAACTGCTCCGCCGGTCGTATCCGACTCGTCCAGGGCCTTTTTGATTTTACGCGGGCCTTTACCAGCCGTTTTAAATGCACCAGCGTTCTTAGGACCAGCAGCCCACATCATGGGGTTAGTCACTTCTTCGCGACCTTTGGTCGGCACAGACTTCTCAGCCTTTGCGGCTTTTGGAGCAGCCTGGGACGCACGGGCAGCCAGAGCTTCAGCCGGGCTCATACCTTCTGCGGCACGCCGCTCAGCTTGAGCGGCGTTGTAGGCGCGTTGGACACGGCCCGCAGTTGCGGCTTCAGCCCCAAGAGCCCCGAGTTGTCTAAGCCCGGTTGGGCCACGACCCATTAACATCGCGTTAATATTCCGGCCCAATTCCGTGCTGTCCACCTTTTCGCCGCCCTCGACCTTGCGGTAGCCTTCAGTAGGAATAGCGTCTACACCGGTTTTGGCAGGGGCAGCTTTGCGTGACGCTGCGTATGAAGCCAACTCATCAGCCGTAGGCCCGGTGCGCGTATTACGCGAGCCCCCCATAGCGGGAGCGGGTTTTGGGCGAGCCGTCGGCATTGCTGCCCGCTTAGGGGCTGCAGCTGCATCGCGCATGCGCTTGAGGATGCTCTCGCCTTTGGCTTCATCCATGATGGCTTTTGCATCATCAGACGCATTGGCGGCTTCCATCGGGTCAACTTCAGCCTTTGCGCGGGGGCTACGAACCATAGCCAAGCGCTCTTCACGAGTCGTGCCGTCGCCGTAATTCTCATCAGCCAGGGCTTCAGAGTCTTCGGTGTAGCCGCCCTCGTCAAAGCGGCGCATCTTGCGTTTGGTTGGTTTCGTAGCCATGATTTCCTCTTACTTTTTGCCGTATGCCATGCCACCGCCGCACATCACGACGTTGGTGCCTTTGGTCTTGCCGCGCTCAGCAATGCCGTCAGCGCGTTTAGAAGCAGAGCCGCCTTTGGCAAATTTTTTCGTAAACACGGGGGTGCCGCTGGACATCCCACCTTTAGTGGTCGCAGGTGTAAAAGTGGGTTTAGCAACGGAAACAGGGGCCGATTTAGTTGGGCCGCTTGTAACCACAGGCGTGGTGACAGACATACCGCCCTTGTTGGTCGCCGGGGTAAAAACAGGCATGATGTACTCCTTAGCACTTGCCGCCGCGCTTCAGCATCTTGCTGGAGCCAGCCATCTTGACTTGTTTACCTTGGGTCTTGCCCTTCTGAGCAACACCGTCGCGGCTGGGAGCCGCCGTTTTAACCTTGCCCATGGAGGACATCGGAACCTTTTTCTGCGTAGCCATAGTTACACCACCTTTTGAGAATTTGCGGCCCTTGTCCGCGTTTGAAAAATCCTTGCCCACGGACTGTGGGACTCCTGCCTTCTTCGCAAACGCCGGGTTATGAGCCACGGCTTCCATGAAGTTGTGTTGCTTTTTACTGCTGCTCGGCATTGTTTTTCTTTCGACGGATTAACTCGGCAAACGGTTTGCCAGCAACCATTTCAACGATACGCATACCCGTCCAGACGATCGTAAACAACGCCGCAACCGAAGGCAAAACTTCCGCAAGCGTTGCAACCGCCGTGACAACGGAAACCCCGTCGCCAACTTGTTTAAGTAGCTCTGCGTTTTCGGGCTTCATTTCAGCAGTTCCATGCCCTCAGGCTCTTATTGATCCGCGAGTTCGGGTCTTTTGCCGTCTTCTCGCTGGTCAATTTTTTCTTCATTCCAGACATCCTTGCGCAGAAAGAGTCGCGCCTGCTGCCGCCTTCCGGCTGGGGAGGTTTCAAGTTCATGCCCTGCTTTTTTGCAGAGGCGCGCCCCTTGGCGTTCAGGCCGCCGTTGGGGTTCTTGCCTTCTTTGCGAGTCCATGCTGGTGACTTAGCCATAAAACACCGTTACCCCGGTCATAGCGGAAAAAGATGTCCAGAGTCCACTGTGACACACGATGCCTTCGCCAGGCAAATTGAAGAAAATTGTCTGCGCCCCGCCAGTGACGGCGGCGGTATCAAACGATGTCAGCCACGGGCTCAGGTTGTTGCCGACCGGTGACGCAACATAGTTGCAAACGGTAAGCGCCGCAATCGTACCTGTGTTGATGTCCGTAATGGTGAACGCGTCTGCAGACGTTACGGTGATGAGGTAGTTACCATTGGTCGCGGAGTTTCCGCCAGCAACCGAAAAAGTTATACCCACTTGCTGCCCCGTCACCAGACCGTGTCCAGTAGAGGCTACCGTTACTGTATAGCCAGAACGTCCATAGGAGGCCACTGTAGGAGCTACGGTAGAGTCCCACAAGTTAAGGGTACCGGCGGACGCCGTGCCCACCACAGCAACGCCTTTAAGTCGCGTACGCCCTACAACGCAGGCTCCGCTTGAGTTTAGATGCGTTGATAAGACATCTGTTTGCATTGCCATAACTAATCTCCTTTAAGGTCAAAACCAGGGGCCGAAGCCCCCGAGATCAATTAGTCGTTTTGCTGGCCAACCAGGGGGTCTGCAACGAAGTAGGTGATGTAGCCGCCAACAGTACCAGCGCCGGAGGTGTCGATGGTCACAGTGACATAGCTCATTGCGCTGATGGCGGTCAGGGTCAAACCGCTGGTAACCGCGCCAGCCGAGGCCACGGACAGGTTGTTAGCGATAGCAGTGCCAGTCACGGTGCCGCTGGTGTAACCACGGGTGCCCAGGTCAACAGAACCGGAGCCAGCGTCATTGATATACACACCAAGAACGACTGCGCCAGCGGGCAGAATTAGAGCGGGAGCGCCAGAAGCGGAAGAAACGGCAACATTGGTTGCGGTAGCAACGGAAGCATCAGCGATGTAGAACTGAGCGGCCATAACGCCGGAACCACAGTAAGCGGTGCGAGTCTGATCGCCGCCGCCCGAACGCCAAAT